CGCACTAATAAAGAAGGAGTGGTGGCGCATCTGGGACAAAGAAGATGCTCCCCAGTGCGAGTTCATCATCATGAGTCTGGACGCGGCTCAAGAAGCCAACACCCGTGCTGACTACAACGCCTTGACTACTTGGGGAGTCTTCTTTAACGAGGAGACTAACAACCACAGCATCATCTTGCTCAATGCTATTAAGAAACGCATGGAGTACCCAGACTTAAAAAAGCTCGTACTAGAAGAGTACAAGGAGTGGGAGCCAGACGCGTTCATGGTTGAGAAAAAGTCCAACGGTTCTGTGCTTTATCAAGAGTTCAGACGCATGGGGATACCCGTAGGGGAGTTTACCCCTGGCAAAGGACAAGACAAAATAGCGCGTGTGAATGCGGTGTCATCACTATTCCAAGGTGGGATCGTCTACGCACCAGATCGCAGATGGGCAAAAGAAGTTATTGAGGAATGCAATGATTTCCCGTCCGGAGCTAACGATGACTTAGTGGACTCTACTACCCTTGCGCTGTTAAGATTCAGGAATGGTGGGTTTATCCGACTTGACACGGACGAGCCAGAAGACATCACATGGTTTAAAGGTCGCCGCGCCAAAGAGCGGTTCTACACGGTTTAAGGATTCATCATGTTAGACAAAGCACTTTATCAAGGTCCGATCATGGGTATGGGCGAAGAAGCTCCTATGGAAATTGAGATCGAAGACCCTGAGTCCGTAAATATTGGGCTGGGTGACATAGAGATTCAGCTCAAGCCTGAGAAAGAAACAGCAGATACTTTCGATGCTAACTTAGCCGAGTACATGGATGACGGCGACTTATCAGGTATTGCAGAAGACTTGGTAAGTGAGTTTGAAAAAGATACGATGGACCGCAAAGATTGGATTAAGACGTACGTCGATGGTCTGAAACTATTGGGTCTGAACTACGAAGAGCGGACAGAGCCTTGGCAGGGCGCGTGCGGTGTGTTCCATCCGATGCTAACTGAGTCAGTTGTACGTTTCCAATCAGAAGCCATGATGGAGACATTTCCAGCACAAGGTCCTGTAAAGACCCAGATTGTTGGCGCTATAAATAAGTTACGTGAAGAAGCCGCCGAGCGTGTACGTGACGACATGAACTACCAGCTTACAGATGTGATGACTGAGTACAGACCTGAACACGAGAAGATGCTGTGGTCGCTACCACTAGCAGGTTCAGCGTTTAAGAAAATTTATTATGACCCCAACAAGGGACGTCAAGTTGCTGTGTTTATCCCAGCAGAAGACATTGTTGTGCCATACGGCAGCTCGAACATTGAGGACGCGGAGCGTGTAACTCACGTCATGCGTAAAACTGAGCAAGAGGTTATCCGTCTACAAGAAGCCGGGTTCTATGCAGATGTTGACCTTGGGGAACCTGGTTATGAGTTAGATGACATCGAGAAGCAGAAGGCTGAAGAAACAGGGATGAATGCGACGCAAGACGATCGCTTCCGCATCCTTGAGATGCACGTCAACTTAGACCTAAAAGGGTTTGAGCATACCGATAAAAAAGGTCGTGAGACTGGGATTGCTCTGCCATATGTGGTTACCATAGAGAAAGCATCCCGCACCATTTTAGCTATTAGAAGGAATTGGTATGAAGATGACGTACTCCACACGAAGCGCCAGCATTTTGTGCACTATCAGTACATCCCCGGTTTTGGATTCTACGGATATGGGCTTATCCATCTTATTGGAGGTTACGCCAAGTCAGCAACCATGCTCATCCGTCAATTGGTTGACGCAGGCACTCTCTCAAATCTGCCCGGAGGACTTAAATCACGGGGTCTTCGCATTAAAGGTGATGACACACCGATTCAGCCCGGAGAATTTAGGGACGTAGATGTCCCTTCCGGAAGTATTCGTGACAACATATTGCCGCTTCCATACAAGGAGCCTTCACAGGTTCTGATGAGCCTGTTCCAACAGATTGTCCAAGAGGGCCGCGCTTTTGCATCTAGTGGAGACATGCAAGTATCAGACATGAGCAACGAGGCTCCTGTAGGTACGACATTAGCTATCTTAGAGCGTACGTTGAAAGTAATTACTGCGGTTCAAGCCCGCCTGCACTATACGATGAAACAAGAGTTCAAGCTCTTGAAAGTCATCATTGCGGATTACACACCAGAAGAGTATGACTACGAGCCTGAAGATGCAGGTCGTAAGGCTAAGAAGTCGGACTATGACTCAACAGACGTCATTCCAGTCAGTGATCCTAATGCGGCAACTATGGCGCAGAAGATCGTTACGTATCAGGCTGTGTTGCAACTAGCTCAGACTGCTCCGCAACTCTATGACATGGCTCTGTTGCACCGTCAGATGATTGAGATACTTGGTGTAAAGAACGCTGACAAGCTCGTTAAGACCGAAGAGGATGCGGAGCCTGTAGACCCGATCCAAGAAAACCAAGATGTTCTCACAGGCAAACCTGTAAAAGCATTCATGGAACAGAACCATCAGGCACACATTGCTGTGCATATGGCTGCAATCCAAGACCCTAAGATTCAGCAGTTGATGCAGATGAACCCACAAGCTCAGTCAATCATGGCTGCGGCTATGGCTCACGTCAACGAGCATATTGCGTTTGAGTACCGTCGCACGATGGAGCAAACGATGGGTATGGTTTTACCTTCTGGCGAAGAAGAAAACGGCAAGAAGAAACGCGTACCACCAGAGATGGCGGATCAGATCGCTATCAAAGCCGCACAAGCATCACAACAGTTGTTGCAACAACACCAGCAAGAAGCTCAACAGGCCGCTGCGCAGCAGAAGATGCAAGACCCAATTGTCCAGATGCAAATGCAAGAGTTACAGCTTAAACAACAAGACTTACAACTCAAAGCACAGAAGCAACAGATTGATGCAGCCGCTAAAGCTGATCAAATTCGTGTTGAAGAAGCACGCATTCAATCACAGATGCAGATTGCTGCTATGCAAGTAGGTGCTAACGCTGCGGCGGCTAAAGATAAAGCTGACAGACAGCAACAGACCGAGGGTGTACGCCTAGGTATCGATGCTGCCAAGCACAAAGCGCAGATGGCTGTGCAGATGGCACAACAACGTTCACAACAGAACAAGCCTAAGAAGGAGAATAAGTGAGCACACAAGCGTTTCAGTATTTAGCTAAGGAGGTTGACAAACTCCGTAGCGACCAGATTGCCTTCCTAGCAGGAGGAGGTGCGAAAGATTTTGCCGAGTATCGGCATGTCTGCGGTGTCATCCGGGGTCTGACACATGCAGAACAACTTGTCAAAGACCTTGTGCAAAAAATGGAGTATTCCGATGAGTGAGTTTGATGTTTCCGCTGTTGACCTGTCCGGTATTCTTAATACGAGTAACGAAGACAAGGCTAAACAGTTGCCCGATCCATCTACCTATTACATGCTGACTGTTGTTCCTGAAGCGATGGAAGAGTATGCTGATAGTGAGGTTGGATTGATTAAAGACAGCAAAACCATGCACTATGAAGAAGTACTGACCCCAGTATTGTTTGTTGTGAAGATGGGACCTGACTGTTACAAAGACGCTACTCGCTTTCCAAGCGGTGCTAGCTGCCAAGTCGGTGACTTCGTCATCGTCCGCCCCAATTCAGGCACCCGCCTGAAAATCCACGGTCGTGAGTTCCGCATCATCGCGGATACCTCAGTCGAGGCCGTTGTCCAAGACCCGCGCGGTATTAGCCGTGCTGCATAAAGGAAACTACTATGCCATTACCAGAGTTTGAACTACCCGATCCTGATAAGGATACTGCTGAAGACGACAAGTTTGAAGTAGAAATCGAAGACGATACCCCTCCAGAGGACAGGGGCCGTAAACCCGCTAAGGAACCTGTAGATGAAGTAACAGACGAAGAATTGTCAAGTTACGACGAAAAGGTTCAAAAAAGAATTAAAAAGTTTACACGCGGATACCACGATGAGCGTCGTGCCAAGGAAGAGGCATTACGTGAGCGTGAGGCGGCTGAAACCTTTGCACGTCAAGTGTTTGAGGAAAATAAACGCCTTCAACAGCAACTTTCCACAGGAAGCCAAGCCTATATTGAGACGTCTAAAGGCGCCGCTGAAGCTGAACTAGCAGCAGCTAAACAGCGTTATAGGAAGGCTTACGAAGAGGCAAACGTAGATGACTTAACTGAAGCCCAAGCAGATATTGCTAAAGCCACATTGAAGTTAGACAAAGCTCAAGGTCTCAAACCTATTGAGATTGAAGAGAAAGAAATGCCAGCTCCCCAACGTGCAGAGCCTGAAAAGAAACAGACTCCACGTACCCAAAAGTGGTTGGATAATAACAACGACTGGTTCGGAGTGGACGATGAAATGACTATGACTGCGGTGGGGCTTGACAGAAAGCTACAACGCGAGTATGGTGCGGACTATATAGGTACTGAAGAGTACTTTAAAACCATCGATAAAACGATGCGCAAAAGATTTCCTGAACATTTCGATGATCAGAGCCAAGAGGATGACGAGCCGCCTCCAAGAAAAAGAGCTGAACCGGTCTACGAGGAAGATGAACCTCCACGCCGTGCTCAAAGAATCACTAGTGTCGTGGCTCCGGCCTCGCGTAGTACTCCGCCCAACCGTATTCGTTTGAAGGCATCAGAAGCTGCGATCGCTCGCAGACTTGGGGTTCCAATCGAAGAATACGCTAAACAGGTTGCACAACTTAAAAGAGGTTAAATATGGATCAGGTTAAAACCGCCGATAAGGCACAAAATCGTTTGTCTCGTGAACTCGATACGCGTGCAGCAATGCAACGTCCCACTTCGTGGAGAGCTCCCGAAACTTTACCAACACCTGATAAACGTCCGGGGATAACACATCGCTGGGTTCGAGTCAGCATGTTGGGAACCCCTGACGTACAAAACATCTCTGGCAAGTTAAGAGAAGGATATGAACCCTGCAAAGCAGAAGATTATCCTGAAATGATGATGCACGCTTCTACCGAAGGTCGCTTTAAAGGCAACATTGAGGTGGGAGGTTTGGTTCTCTGTAGCATTCCGTCAGAGTTCTTGAAGCAACGCGAAGCACACTTTGCGAAGATTAACAAGGACACTATGGAGTCTGTAGATAACAACTTTATGAAAGATAACGATCCACGGATGTCGAAGTTCTCTGAGAAGTCGACAAAAGTATCGTTTGGTCCTGGTTCTTAACTTTTTCAAGGAGTCTTAAATGGCTTATCCCACGGTCTCGGCCCCCTACGGCCTAAAGCCTGTGAACTTGATTGGTGGACAGGTATTTGCGGGTTCTACTCGTAATTTGCCTATCCAATATGGCTATGCCACCAACATTTTCTATGGCGATTTCGTTTCTATCACTCGCGGTTTCGTGACCCGTTTGGCAGTTACTGATGGCGGCTCTGCCTCCACTGGTGCTGTTAACTACGGTCAAACCGGTATCTTCTTGGGCTGTTCTTATACAAACCCATTAACCAAGCAAAAGCAGTTCAGCCAATACTGGCCCGCTTCTACCTTGGCAGGAGACGCCGTCGCAATCGTGGTTGATGATCCTGACACCATCTTCAAATGCGCTGTCGTGACATCACAAGGTGGTACTACCATCGGTTCAGCTGCCCCATCAATGATTGGGTTGAACATGACTGTCTCTAACTTGGCTGGTTCTACAGCAACTGGTAACTCGTCTAACGGCGTGTTGAACAGTTCTGCTGCTACCACCGCTGCTTTGCCAGTTCGCGTCATTGACGTCGTTCCTGACACTGCCGTTCAG